TGACTCCGTTTTAGGATCGTTATCTTCAGACTTACAAAACAAAGTTCGAGAGGACATGGAGTCAAGGCAAGATTGGGAAGAAGCCATTGCCAAGGGACTTAATTTATTAGGAATTAATTATGAAGACAGAAGTGACCCTTTTCTTGGTGCTAGTGGGGTAACTCATCCATTATTGAGTGAGGCAACAACACAGTTTCAGTCCCAGGCTTATAAAGAGATGCTACCAAGCGGAGGACCTGTAAAAACACAGATATTAGGTGTAGCTACAAAAGAGACAGAAGATCAAGCTCAAAGAGTAAAAGATTTCATGAACTATCAGATCACGGAAGTTATGGAAGAGTATGACCCAGACACAGATCAAATGTTATTTTATTTGCCACTTACTGGATCTACATTTAAGAAAGTTTACTTTGATCAAACCAAACAAAGAGCCGTTTCTAAGTTTGTTCCAGCAGAGGATTTAGTTGTTCCATATTCAGCGTCTGATTTAATGACGGCTGAGAGGGTTACGCATGTAGTTAAAATGTCGTATAATGATATTAGAAAACTACAAGTAGCAGGAGTATATAGAGATGTTGAACTATCTACGGCAGATTCTGGAGAAGACGAAGGAAGTATCCAAGGAACTACTGATGAGTTGCAAGGACTCCATCCTAACTATTCTGACGATGTATATACACTTTTGGAAATCCATGTGGACTTGGATCTGGAAGGTTTTGAGGATCAGAATGGCATTATGTTGCCGTACATTGTCACGATCGATGAAAATTCTAGTCAAATTTTATCGGTGGTTAGGAACTATAGGGAAGAAGATCCGTTAAGAAGAAAGCGACAATACTTCGTACATTTTAAGTTTTTACCAGGTTTTGGTTTTTATGGTTTCGGGTTACTACACACAATTGGTGGTTTGTCTCGTGCAGCCACTTCAATATTGAGGCAATTAATAGATGCAGGTACTTTATCAAATCTTCCTGCGGGTTTCAAAGCAAGAGGTGTTCGTATTCGTAATGATGACGAGCCTCTTAATCCTGGGGAGTTCAGAGATATCGATGTCCCAGGTGGAGATCTCAAAAATTCCATTATCCCACTGCCATACAAAGAGCCATCTGGTACACTAGCTCAACTTTTAGGTGTAGTTGTTGACTCTGGTAGACGTTTTGCACAAGTTGCAGACGCAAAAATCAGTGATGTGAACTCACAAGCTCCAGTTGGAACAACTGTTGCCTTGATTGAACAAGGCTCAAAGATTATTTCTAGCATACATAAGCGTCTACATTACGCTCAAAAGCAAGAATTTAGAATGTTGGCAGAGATTTTTAGTGAAAATCCAGTGCCATATCCATATTTTGTAGGTAATGTTAATCCACAAATCATGCAATCTGACTTTGATGGGCGTATTGATATACTTCCAATATCAGATCCGAGCATTTTTTCTATGGCACAGCGCTTGTCATTGGCTCAAACACAGTTGCAAATGGCACAACAAGCTCCACAGATACATAATCAGTACGAAGCTTTTAGGAGAATGTACGATGCACTCGATATTAAGAACATTGACAGCATTTTACCTCCTCCACAACCGCCTGCACCAGTAGATCCAGCGACAGAAAATGCTAATTCTATTAAAGCAGCGCCTTTACAAGTGTTTCCAGAGCAAGATCATGAAGCTCATGTCCGTGCTCATGTGACATTTTTGGCTACACCAGCAGCACAAGTCAATCCACAAGGGTTTGCATTGCTACAAGCACATGTTCAAGAGCATGTTGGACTGATGGCAAGAGATCAAGTGACTAAATTCTTTCAGATTTCGGTACAAGAGGCTCAAGCTAGAGGTGAAATAGTTCCTCAAATTGACCCAGCAGCGATTGAAGCGGCGATTGCACAACAAATTGGTGAAATATTAGCTGAAGTCATGCCTTCTCTCCAACCACAACAACAAGTTGATCCACTTGTGCAGATTAGACAACAAGAATTGCAGAATGACACTACTGAAATACAAAGAAAAGTGGCGAATGATCAAATGAACTTCCAGATTGATCAAGCAAAACTAAAACAAGCGTTTGATTTGGCACAACAGAGGTCTGGACTACAAGAAAAAATAGCAGAAGACAGAAATGACGTAAATATCTACAGAATAAACACACAGGCAGCGTTGAAGAAGTAATGGATCCAGTAACTATATCATTAGCCATGGGAGTGGCAGGCAAAGCTTTTGATGCGATCAAGAAAGGATTCGCAGTTGGGCGTGATATAGAACAAATGTCTGGTGATATTGGACGATGGATGGGAGCTGTTTCCGATGTGGACAATGCAGAAAAACAAGCGAAGAATCCTCCCCTATTCGGTAAGTTGTTTAAAGCTGGTTCAATTGAGGAAGCAGCTCTTGCAGCTTATGCTGCCAAAAAGAAACTTGAGGAACAAAGATACGAGCTTAAAATGTTTTTAAATATGACTTATGGTCCTCAAGCCTACAACGATCTTCTGGCTATGGAAGGTCAGATAAGAAAACAACGACAAGAAACAATATACAAACAACAACAATTCAGAAGACAGATAGGTGAGGCGATTGGTTGGCTTGTTTGTGTAGGATTAATTGGAGCTTTTGCAATATTGATTGCCAGTATTTGGATTAAAAAAGCAAAAGGTGACTATAAGTTTACTCCTAGAGACTACACTACACAACAAAAAGTGTGGCAGGGTAAAATTAAAAAAAAAAGTATACAACATGTAGACTTAAAAAAAGAATCACATCTAAATACACTAATAAAAGAGCTTGTATTTATGAGGGTGGCAATAAAACCTTCACTATGATGATAGAAACATGGTGTCCAAAAAAGTATAAATGTTTGTATGATCCTAATGGTGAAGAACCAGATATAGATAAAGTTATGGAAAGTTTAAGAAGCATAGGGAAAAGATAATGGATGGTAATGTAATTTTAGACGCATGGAACGATTTGTCTTATTTTGAGGGAATATTATTTACAATTTGGCTTTTTATCTTATATTATGGTAAATGTTGGATAGATGAAAGGTTTAAAAAATGATAAAATGGATTATTAACAAGTTAACAAAAAATGGTAGAGTTGGCATTAGCTCTGCTAGAGAACTATCTAAACATAGACTTCATACGACAAAGTATGAAGACTTGTGTATGTAGGAGGATGGAGTGCTTCAAGCGTTAATAGGACCTATAGCTAGTTTAGCTGGAACTTGGTTTCAGAACAAAGTCGAGAAGACAAAAGCAGAGGGACAAGCTAAAGTCGCAGAGGCTCGTGCTCGTGCAACTGTTGCAGAAAAAGTTGCAGCAGGTGAGGTCGCATGGGAAGGTAAGATGGCTGATGCTACAGTGGATTCTTGGAAAGACGAATTTGCACTAGTAGTCTTACTAGCTCCTGCTATTTTAGTGTTTATACCTGGGATGAAAGAATATGTTAAAGAAGGATTTGATATATTGGCAACTTTGCCAGAGTGGTATCAGTACCTCTTATATATTGCAATTAGTGCGAGTTTTGGAATCAAGGGAGTTGGACAAGCCGCAAAAATGTTTAAGAAAAAATAAAGTTGCAAGACTTATTTAGACATTTAAGGATACACACAATGACTAAAAAAAATAAAATTAAAAAAGTTATGAAAGGCTTACAAAAAGCTAGTAAGACACATGCGGCACAAGCTAAAACTTTAAAAAGCGTTTTGAAAAATGGCAAAAAGAAAAGATCCTAAAGTTGGAACTGGTAAGAAACCAAAAGGCTCTGGAAGACGTTTATATACGGATGAAAATCCTAAAGATACGGTTGGAATCAAGTTTGCTACAGAGGCTGATGCCAGAGCAACGGTTGCCAAAGTTAAGAAAGTCAATAAGTCTTATGCGAGAAAGATACAAATACTTACAGTCGGTGAGCAACGGGCAAAAGTAATGAAAAAGAATAAAATAGCAGCAATATTTAAAAAAGGTAAAGAACAGATAAGGAAAGCACATGGCAAGGGTTAGGCAGTTTGCAAAAGATATGGGTATGTCATATAATCAAGCTAATAATTTAGTAAAAAAGGGAAGAGCACTCAAAGACGGGGGGTCTTCTGTATTGGAGAGCACAATGAATCAAGCAAAGCCTATTAAAGCAAAAGAAGGTAAATTTACAAAATCAAAAGTAAAGATAGAAAAACTTTTAACAGGATCAGATAAGCCAAAGCCTAGACCAAAAGATCCCTTTAGAGCAGACACAACTAAAATCATAAACAAAGATTTTAGTAAAAAAGTCATGGAAACAAATGAAAAGAACAAGAAAACCATCAAGAAAGAAAATGGTGGTGGAAATAATTTAAAATCAATACCAGAGGGAAACAAAGGTAAAGGTCTAAGTAAATTACCTACAGAAGTCCGAAACAAAATGGGTTTCAAGAAAAAAGGTGGCACATTAAAAATGAGAGAT